CTTCTATTTCTAGATGTTGCAACCATATAATAAAAACCTCAGGAGGTTTTAAGTGGGAATTTAAAAAAATATGCTAAAAATAAAAAATAAGTGGACTGATAAAAAATTTCAAGAATATTTAATAAAAAAAAATCCTTATTGTTTATTATGTGGAGATTTAACAGTGTGCCATCATCATTTTTTTCATAAAGGATCAAATACACAATTAAGATATACAGAAGAAAATTTAATACCAGTTTGTAATAATTGCCATTTATTAATTCATAATAAACAAAGAAAAGAATTAGAAGAAATTATAATAAACAAAAAAGGCAAAGAGTGGTATAATAATTTAAGAATTAAAAAAAATATATGATAATTGATTTTAAAGCAAGTGGAGTTGAGTTCTTAGATCAAATATTAAATTCAATGTTTAGCAAATCAATAATGGCTAACGTTACTAATATTTGTAGGGAAGTATTATTGAATGAAAGCAGATATGGAGAGATAGACACTCAAACAATGGTTGATTTTATATCTGTTGCAAAACAAATAGAATTATCCGAAGAAAATATTTCAAAATTTATAACTTTATTTGAGCAAAACCCAGATTTTAAGAAATAAATTTAAACTCACTTATAATGTGAGTTAAATAAATATGTTATACGTGAGTTATCGCCATTTCACACGTATGCCGACAAGCACATATTTATTTAACCTACTTTATAAATTAATTTATTAGTAGACAGCTGAATGTCCTCCTCCTTCATTTAGTTGTCTACCAACAAATTAATATAGGAGGTATTAAAATGGAAAAATGTAAATTCTCTAGTCGTTGTAACCATAATTCAATGAGTTTGGTATATTGCCAAGAACAAATACCTCAACCCGTTGAAAAATGTTTACTTTATGTTTTAATGGAAGATGTGGAAAAAAAGAAATTAAAGATTCTTGAAAACAAAGAACCTTTAGTAAGGGGGTAGAAAATGAATCAAGGAAATATTTGTCCATTTGAATCATCTTGTGTCCAAAACGTAACAGATCGAGGAGAATGTACACTTCATATAGAAAAATTTTATATGAGTTGTGCATATTATAAACAGGCTAAAAAAGAACATCAAGAAAGAATAAACAGAATGTTTAAACTTAGGAGGTGAATAATGTTTGAAAAAATAAGCAACGAGATAGTTGAAATAATAATCAACGACAAAGAAGTGGATATAAAAGATTTTGACTGGTATATTTCAGATCATATCGTTTCAGAGCCTCAAATAGCAGAAAAGCATAACGACTATTGGCTCTTAGGGTATGAAATAATTGTACCAACTCAATATGAATCACTTTAAGAAATAACGCTGACAAACAATTTGCCAGCGCTTTTATTTTATGATATAATATATGTGGATAAATGTTCTATGTTTGGTTTAAAAAGGATAGCGCTAGTGTATTGAACGCTTTACACTAGCGCTATTTTTTTGCTATAATGATTGTGGAGATAAAAAGGTCGATCCCCGAAAGGGTGTTTATCTCTATAAATAAATACACAATTTGTCATACGCTTTTTGTGTATTTTTTTATTGTCAAAAAACAAAAACTATGGTATAATTATATTATAAAAAAGTATCTTTAATTAATGCAAATAAAATTAAAACTTACTAAAAGCCAGGTCGAATTAGTAAAGAAATCTAGGAATCACCCAGTTTTAATTTTATCATCTGAACAAGTAAAAGAAATGGCAGACGACATTGAAAAAAGAGAAGACGAAATTTTAAATAGTTAAATAAAAAAAGCGTATGATAATAAAAACAGTAAAACCGTTTCCATTTAATTTATTATATCTTAAAGGAAAAGGAAAAGATCTTGAAAAAGAATTAAAACTTTTAAAAGAATATATAAAAGAAATTAAACTAATAGCTCCAGAAGAATTTTTTGAAAGGATATTAGAGCCTACAAAAAAACAAAATGAAGTCAAAGGACATTTTAGATATTTAACTCACAAAGATTATAATTTTTTAGTTATTTATAACTTTAAAGGATCTTTATCAACTCTAGCTCACGAATTACTACACGCAATAATTTATACATTAGAAGAAGTGGGACAACCAATTGGTCACGATACATCTGAATTACCTTGCTATATGTTGGCTGACTTAATAGAAGATTTAACAAATAAAGAAAATGAATATGCCTCAAATATCAGATCAAAAAATGATAAACTTAAAAGCAAGAGAAGAAAACAGAACGATTGAATTTTTAAAAGGAGCATTGCAAAGAAAACATAAAAGATTAAATCGTTGGAAACTTTATGCTATACTAAATACTATTATAATTATTTTATTAATAGCAATAATAATATGGAAGTAAAAAAAGAAAAAAAGAAAACTGGAAGGAAAACAAAAAAAGAATTATTACATAAAAAAATTGGCTTGGCTGTGTCTAAAAAAACAGATGAAACTATGAAAAAGTTAGAACACGCTTTTACAATAGGTTGTACAGTGTCGGAGGCTTGTTGCTATGCTGGTATTACAGAACGGACTTATTATAATTGGAAAAAGGCTAACAATGAAGAATTTCAGTTATTAGAAGGTTATATGAATATGCCGTTTTATAGGGCTAGAGAAACTATATTCAGAACTCTGGATGATGATTCAAATGCTTATAAGTTTATGAGCAAAAAGAAAAGAGATGAATTCGGAGAATTGCCACCAAACTTTAATATCCAAAACAACGGAGAAAGTAAAAGCGTAATTGGTTTTAATATAATTGTGCCATCTGATCAAAATAATAAAAAAATTGAATGACAAAATTAGAATTGAGAAAATTTGAAACTGCTAAAAATATTTATCTAAATAATAAGCGAAAAGTAAATCAAATGTCTATTTCATCTCAATATATTTTAGAAGAACGATTAATGCGAAACAAAACAAGATTATCAATTTCAAACGATCTTGGAATATCTATCAAAAGAATAGATTTTATTTTATCAAAAGAATTAAATAATTTAACCCTAAACGTATGATAACATTTTTATTAATAGTAATTTTAATAATAGTAATAATAAGACTTTTAAGTTAAAAATATGAAAATACCAAAAATTAAGTTTGACGTTGTAAATCTATGGAAAATTATAAAAGGCGTTACATTTATTAGCTTTGATGTATTATACGACATCACACGATTCAAAAAACAAGACGTTTCAATAGATTATACTATAAGATTGACATTGATAAACTTCTCTTTTTTCATAAACATTAAAACTAAATAATGTCGGAAACTAACCAAAATGGACAAATAAATATACATCCAACAAATAAACAATTTATTTGTTGGCAAAAGTTACGGGACACTGTAACAAATTTTGTTTATTTTGGTGGTGGTGCTGGTGGAGGCAAGAGTTGGATCTTGTGCGAATGGCTATTAACAAATTGTTATATGTACCCTGGCACTCGTTGGTTTCTTGGAAGAAATGAATTAAAAAGATTAATGAGTACGACTTTTCTAACATTTTTAAGAGTTGTTTCTTATTATGAAATACCTAGATCAGACTTTAAATTAAATTCTAAATATAATTTCGTAGAGTTTATAAACGGATCAAGAATTGATTTACTAGATCTTAAATATATGCCATCTGATCCAGAGTTTGAACGTTTTGGGTCATTAGAGTTTACAGGGGGAGGAGTTGATGAATCTGGAGAAATAAAATCTAAATGTGTTGATATATTAAAAATAAGATGTGGACGTTGGAAAAATAAAGAATATAATTTAATAGTTAAAATTCTTTTTACTTTCAATCCTAACAAAGGATGGTTATTTAAAGATATTTATAAGAATTGGAAAGCTGGCTCTCTGCCAGTAAACGCTTGTTTAATTCAAGCTTTATACACTGACAATCCACATACAGCCGAAGAATATGGAAAAATGCTTTCAGAAATTAAAGATCGAGCAACAAAAGAGAGAATGATGTTCGGCAATTGGGAATATGACAATGACGACAATTCAATCTGTGATTATGAAAACATTATTGATCTATTCACAAACACCATAGAAGAAACTGAAAAAATATCTGATCGTTATATAATATGCGATCCCGCTCGTTTTGGAAAAGATACAACAACAATTTCTGTTTGGTTTGGATTAAATATGACAAGTCTTGAAATTTATGAGAAGAAATCAACAGATTTTACTCAACAAAGAATAAAAGAAATATCAAGAGAGAATCTTGTGCCTTATTCTCACATATTAATAGATGAAAACGGTGTCGGTGGAGGCGTTATTGATCAAATTAACGGTGCAAAAGGTTTTATTGGTAACAGTTCCCCTTTTGAACTAAAACAGCCCGACAATATCAATTTAAACGTTACAAAAAGTATAGCGAATTATAATTCTTTAAAGGATCAATGTTATTATGAATTAGCAGAAATGATTGATCAACATAAAATAGCAATAAAGATTAAAACTATATCTGAAACTGTAAAAGAAAATTTAATTTCTGAATTAGACATACAATTGAAAGCTGACGATATCGAAAAAGAAGGTAAATATAAAATAAGATCTAAAGACAAAGTTAAGGAATTTTTAGGACGTTCTCCAGATATTGCCGATAATATTATGATGAGAATTTATTTTGAACTTGCTAAAAGATTGAAAAACAATAATAAATCTTACACAATGACAACGCCAAAAATGAGAGATCTTGTCATATAATAAAAAAAGATTTATAATATATGTAACGAATCCTAACCTTTATTTAATACAATAAAGCTGGATAGCAAAAAATTCTATTCCCGCCAGAATTTAATGTTATCTAGCTTTATTTTTTTAAGTGGGGGTAATTAACCAAAAAATTATGATAATTGAAAAATCACAAAAGAGATATATCGATATCAATGTAGAAAAAGAAGTCGAAAACATTAAACAAGAATTAATGGAACAAGACGACTATACTATTTGCGACCTTGAAATTAAAGAAGGTCAAAAATATAAAGAAAGAAGACTTACTGAGTGGGATGAAAACTATGCAAATTATAGAAATAAGCCATTTATGAATCGTCTTACTCAAAGACAAACAATTTCTTTTCCTTTAACAAAAACAACAGTAAAAACTATTTTATCAAGAATAGATGACTTCCCTCAAATAAAGTTTAGAAATAAAGACAACGATCACGTTAAAACTATTTACAAAAATTCTATTTGGGATTGGACAATGACAGAAAGTAAAATGACTATAAAAGATTTAACAGACAAAAAGCAAGTTGCTTTGTATGGTAGATCGTTTTACGAGGTAAACGTTGAAAATGGTTATCCTTTGATCGACGTTTGCGATCCTTACGATATATTGGTAGATCCTTTGACAGATCCTAACGATTTACAATCTGCTAGCTATATGTCAAAAGTAAATATATTTAGACCGTTAAAATCATTAAAAAAAGATCCTAGATTCAACAAACAAGCCGTTGATAAAATAGTCGAATATCTTACAAAAACATCAGAAGGAGCTATTGCAATGAAAACTTTTAACGAAGAATTTTCAAAAAAACAAGAGAGATTAAAAGAATTGGGATATGACAATACTTTATCTTATTTGACTGGAGAAACTATTGTACAATTAAAAGAACATTACAGAAAAGAATATTTAGACAATGGATTCTTTGAAATAAAATACTATGTATTATGTGAAAATCAAATTTTATACGAAGCACCATTAAGAAATATCTTATACAAAAAGCTTCCTATATTTATGAATGACTTTTATCCTTTCACTTCTTGGGGTGATGATATAGAAATGACTGACTTCTGGAGCGATGGAGCTTCTGACGTTGTTAGACCAATTCATAAAGCATTATCAATAAAAATTTCTCAAGATCTTGAAATGAGTATTATCAGAGGATTCGGAATGAATTTCTATGATAGTACTGCAAGCGACACATTTGATCCTCAATCATTTACACCACAGCCATTTGGATTTTATCCTTTACCAGGAAAACCAAACGATATTTTGAAAAGAGTTGATGTTGCTGACGTTCCTTTCGACACTGATTTGATGAATTATTTAAACACTCTTGCCGATGGAGCAACTGCAACAAGTTCTCAAATAAAAGGACAAGCAGAAAAAGGCATTGCAACACTTGGAGAGGTTGAAGTTATACAATCTAATTTAGAGGAGAGATTATCAACAATTTCTATATATTATAGAGATAATATGAAGCAATTGGGTAATTTATGGTCAATGATCGTTGATTATAATCCAGATTTAAACGATATCCCAGTAAGCAAAACAGTAAAAGATAGAGTTTATACTGAAAACGTAAATCCTGGAGAATTAAGTTCTGAAAAAGGATATTCAGTTGAAGTTGTTTCTGCTTTTGAACAAGAAAAAGACGCAATAACATCAATTCAAAGATTAACAGTTGCCAAAAAATTATTTGCTGGCAATTCAACTTTCGATAAGATTATAAAAAATAAGATGTTAGACATTTTAAATCTTACACAAGACGAAATGTCGCAGGTTATGGATGAAGATCAAAATATCAAAGATAATCCAGCAAGCGCTATGCCAGAAACTGGGGCAATGGAATCTGTGCAAGGTCTAGCAAAACAAATGCCAGAGTTACAAACACAAAAAACAGTAGCATAAAATAAAAAACATTGTTATAATATATGTGTAAATAATTAAAAAAAATATTATGTCATTATTAGACAAGATATTAGGAAAAAGAGGCATAACGGATATAACCGATATGACCCAGGAAGAACAGCAAACGTATGACACTTTCAAGCGCTTACTCGAACGCGAGATAACCGTTGAAACAATTGCTGAATTTGTGAAAGCTGAAAAAGAGAGGTCGATTAATGAGCTTTCAGAAAAGTATTACGAATTATCAAATGACGCTAGAATATTTTATTCTGCGCACATAAGAATTTGTAATAAGTTGGTAAAATATATTACTAACTTTAAAATCGAAAAAGAAGTCGCAATCAAAAATTTAAGTAAACTACATAATGTAGATTTAGAAGATTAATAATAAAAAATATATGTTAAACGAAAAAGATGTATTTAATAGTCCATTGGAAACCCCAGAGATTATTAAAAAACAAATTTTATCTGCTATGGAATACGGCATTGGTGGTCTTCCAGAAGACGCTATCGCGGTATTAAAGGCTAGATCTTTCTATATAATCCCATCTGTTTTAGCTCAATTTACTAGAACATCCGTTGAGGAAGTTATAGAAACACCAATAGAAGAAACTAAAGATCAAATAATTGAAAAATTAGTTGCTCTTGGACTTGTAGAGGGTGAACACTTTAAAAAGATAGATAAAAAAGCTTCTTTATTAGAACTTTTAGAAATGTCTAAAGGTCAAGAAGGAGAAGAAAACAATTAATAAACTTAATTTTGCCTAACTCTGTAAAAAGACTGGCGAAGAAAGGTATAAAAAAATGGACTTTAAAAAAGAAAATATCGTTGACGATCAAACTATTAACGCATTACTCGATGGAAAACAAGAAGAAGAATCAATTGACTCTGATTCTGACGAAGAAATCGAAGAAGCCAAAAATACTGATTTAGACGAAGAAGACGATCAAGAAGAAATAAAAGTTGAACAAAAACTAGTTGAAGAAATTCAACCAAAAAAAGAGCAACCAAAAAATTCAATTGATTGGGATAGTGAAGAAAATCCATACAAACAGAAAGCTGACAATTTAGAAACAAGATACTCTGATAGTTCTCGCGAAGCACAATTAATTTTGCAACGTGAAAAAGGATTAAAAGAGAGATTGGAAAAACTAAATTCTGCCGAAGTTACAGAAGACGATATAAAAGTAGAATATCCAAACATTGATTTGGAATTCGAAAGTGAAGCAACAAAGATTATTTTAAAAGATCAAGTTCGTGCTAGACGTGAACGACAAAAAGAGAAAGTTGAGTTAGAGAGATCTAGCGCAACAACTCAATTTAAAACACAAATGGAATTAATCAAAAAAGATGTTCCAGAAATAGCAACAAACGAAGAAGCTTTTTATAAATTTGTGATGGAAAAAGATCCTCAAGGCACTATAAAAGATTTATCAATTTTAGTAAGCCATTTCAAGGATGTTGTTCTATCAAAAAAAGAAATAAAAAATATTTCAAAAAATCCTACATTGTTAAAAAACAATGGCGGTAGAAATCTCAACACTGCCGAAAATAAGATTGATATCAATCAATTGGCTAAACTTAGACAAAATAATCCTTCTGAATACAGAAAACTTGTTTTGTCGGGTGCAATTAAAGACAGTGATGTTGATTTTTAATAATTAACATAACGCTAAAAATATGAGCGCTTACGCAACAAAATTAAACGAGGCTTTCGCAATGAAAGCTTTAAAACAATTTTACAACTCTGCCGTAGCTCCAAAAATTACTAATAACAACTACGAAGGTGAAGTAAAAGACAAGTCAACAAAATTAAATGTATTAACATTTAAAAAAGTTGCTCTTAAAGCTTACAGTGGTGCAAATATGACTGCTGATGATCTTGAAGAATCTAACTCAATATTGTTAACTAATCAATCAAGAGCTTTCTACTTTAAAGTGAAAACTACTGATAAATTAGCTTCTTTCATCAAGAACCCAGAAGGTACTGTTTTAGAACAAGTACTTAATGCTCACGTTGAAGAAGTTGACACATTTGTACTTGGTTTCTATGCTGACGCTGGAGCTGGAAGCAATTACGGAACTGATTACACAACTGGAACTGTTACTGTAGATGTAACAACTGGTGCTGTAACTGGATCTGGAACAACTTTCACATCTGGAATGGTTGGAAAATCTTTCAAGGCAACTGGTCATACAAAATGGTACAGAGTTAAATCTCAATCTTCTGCAACTGCAATAGTTATAGAAAACGATTCTGATGATGAAACTTCTGCATACGACGGTGGTGCAATTACTGCTGGAGCAACTTACACAATACAAGCTGTTTCTGCAATACAAACTACTGCCTCAACTATTTACGGACAATTTGTTAAAATGGGTAAAATGTTGGATAAGAATAAGATTCCTAAACTTGGAAGAACTGCAACAATTAATTCTGATATTTTAGAAGTATTGTTACAATCTGACAAATTAACTCAAGCTGTAGAATCTCAAGTTTCAACAACAATTACTAATGCAAAAATTGGTAGAGTTGCTGGATTCGATATCTACGTTTCAGAACAATGCGACGGAGATGGAGTTACTGGAGTACATTGTGTCTTTTCTCACCCTATCGGTATCACTTTCGCTGAATCTCTTACAGAGAATCAAGTTGAAAATGACATCATAGGAAATTTCGGAAAAGCTTACAAAGGTCTTTGGGTATACGGTGCTAAAGTTGCCGATGTAAACAGAGGAGCAATTGCTCACGCTTGGTTAAAATTATAATCTGAATTAAGATTTTTAATGGAGAGTATAGAAATATACTCTCCACCATAAAGCTTTAATTAAATAAACAAAAAATTATGCCTATAAGCTCAAGCGACGTAAAATTATATTTATCTGGTGGGGCAAGTAATACTAATCCTAACGCTTCGTTGGGTGGTGTTATTTCAACAACTGAAATTGTTGACAATACTTTAAACAATTTATTTGACGTTGTCGTAGGACAAGAAAGTAAAATTGGTGATACAGAATACAGAGCATTTTATATTAAGAACACTCACGCTACATTAACCTTAATGAATCCTGGAGTGTATATTCTTACAAATACACCATCCGCAACAACAAGCGTTGAAATTTCACCAGCAACAGAAGTTGGATCACCAATCCAATCATTGCCGAATGAAAATACAGCACCATCAACTCAAACATTTGTTTTAGCTGACGGAGAAGCAAATATTGTTACTTTCGGAAATCTAGCACCTGGAGAAGTCAAAGGTATATGGGTTAAATGGATTGTTGGAGCAAATACTCAAGCTATATTAGATAGCGTTGAAATACAAACTAGAGGGGATACAAATCCTTAATTAAATAATAAAAAAACACTATGTTCGGACAAATAAAATATGGTGATAAAGTTTTTGGGGGGAGTTTTTCCCCTTTTTTAACAGTCGTTTATAAATTATTACAAATTCCACGTATAATCCAACAATGGATTTACAATGATCTAGTACTTCAGAGAACAATAATAGGTCGTATTTATAGATCTGGGAATTTTCAAAGAAAAATTATTAGTTACGTTTATTTACCAGTAACTTTAATAAGAAAAATTTATGAATCTGTTAGAAATAGCTTAACGTTACAAAGATCAATTTATCAATCTGTAACCAATAAAATAACGTTTAAAAGGGTTATAAGAAGTTTTGCGACACGTTTAGTTACGTTTAAACGCGCTATTTTAGGGAATTGGACTGATGACATCTCTACATCTACAGGTAGTTGGTCGAATGATATAAATTCTAATAACGATAATTGGTATTAAAAAATTAATTAAAAAATATGATTAAGTTTTCAAAAATAAAAAACTTTTCAAAAGGTGAGATCTTAACAGGATTTTTATCCACTGATGTAAATTTCTATTTAAAAACATCACAAGGAACAAAATTCCCATCTACAGGATCAACACAAGTTTTCATCGGTGTTTTCTGGGACAAGTCTTATCAAACACCTGCGGAAGACACAACAAGAGAAATAGTAAAATGTTATAGATCAACTGGAGATACTTTTAACTTTGTTTTACGTGGGGCAGAGGGAACTATTGCAAAAAACTGGAATGCTGATGATAATTTTGCGTTAACAATAACTGCTGGAAAATTAGAAGAATTACAAGACGAAATTTTAGCAACAAGCGGAGTATTCGCAGAATGGGACAATGAAAAATCTTATGTTGTAAGTAACATAACTTCTTTTTCTGGAATAATTTATATCTGTACAAATAACAACACAAACAAACAACCAGATATTAATAATACTTTTTGGATTCCTTATGTTGATCCTAACAATAAAGGTTATTTCTTAGATCAAACAGCTTTAAATTCTGCTTATCCAACTGGTTTAAATGGTTGGTTTGCGATCGTTGGGTCTACAAACAGCGTTTGGGTTTGGGATAATGACACATCAATCTGGACTAATACTGGAAACTCTGCAACTGTAAATTCAGTTTTTGGAAGAATGGGAATAGTTGTTGCAATGGATGGAGATTATAATTCTTCACAAATAACTCACGATAACACTGGAGATATTTATATAACTTCTGACAATGTTGCTGACGCTTTGGATGAATTAGACGCAACTGCTGTTAGTTTTGATGGTAGAATAGATAAAATAGAAAACATACAAACAGTTGCTAAATTTGGAACTGGATTTTCTTCTCCAAAAGATGTTGTTGTTGCTGGTGACGCAACAAATAGAATAATAACACTTACAGGAACTACAACTGCTTATTATTTAGGAAATTTAGTTTCTGCTTTAGTTTCTGGATGGGTTTCTACTGCTCACAATAACACACCAGGAAGTAATTTTTTCCTTTCTTACGATGGAATAAGTTTTTCTTGGACTGAAAATATTTTCCCTGGTTTTGATAAAGTTCAAATAGCTTCTGCAATTTGGGACGCTTCAAATTCTACTTGGTTTTACGCAAGAGAGTGCCACGGTCTTATAACTTCCCCAGATGATCATTTGGCTCAACATACTACTATAGGAACTTACAAATATTCTGGCGGTACAATTCCTAGCGCAAGTTATGTCTTAAATTCAACAACTGCAACAGATAGAAGATTAAATATAGATCAAACAACTATTAGAGATGAAGACTGTCCTTCTGTTTTAGACGCTTTGACTTCAAAGTTATATACAAAAATGACTTTAACTGGTGCTAGTATAAGTAATTTCGCTGTTGAAACTGCTGAAATAGTCCCAGTACTTGGAAATAATCCTTATTATAATTTATTTTCAACACCTAACTGGACACAAGTATTGATGGCAAATAATTCAGTTGCTACAGTATGGATTTATGCAATACCAGTTGCAAGAGATACTGCTTCTAAAAAATATAGATATGTATTCGTTCAACCTCAATGGGTAACTTTATCTGCTGGATCTAGTACTGGACAAATAACAACTGCTGTAAATACAGAAGAAGCAAGAGAAGTAAAATCATTAAATTTAGGAAGTTTAGCAATAAACAATCCAGAAATGATCGCAATTGCAAGAGTCACAATAGTTTATACTGGCTCTAATTGGTCTTATAGAAATGTTTTATTGCTTACAGGTAACAAATATTCACAAATTGGATCGCCCGCTGGTAATTTCTTATCAGAAGTTGCTACAGATGCAACACTAACAGGTAACGGAACAGTTACTAGTCCACTTGGATTAAATATTGGTAAAGCTACTGGCTCTGAAATAGATACAGGAACAGATAATGTTAAATATGTTTCTCCTAAAGCTATTACTGATAGTAAGGTTGTTTTGGCTGATAAACAAACAAGTGGTAATATATTGAAAACCCCTAAAACAGGAATTTTTGCAAGTGGAGCAACTACTTATCAAAAAACAGATTCTACTGTTACAGCAAACTCATTAGTTGATGTTTATGCTCAAGGAACAACAATAGGTCAATGGAGTGTAGAAAGTTATGCTGGATATTTTATAATAACATCTACTAAAACAGAAACATCAAACGTAAATTTTTCTTATTTTATAAATAACATTTAATACTATGTCAACAGGAAGAACAAACAAACAAGGCGGTGCTACAGTTTCTTTAACTGGAGATGCTGTTGTTGCAAATGTCTTAAGTGGTAAAACATTTTATAACACAGATCCAAATACAAAACTTACAGGTACAATGACTAATAAAGTTGGAAGTGCAACTGTTTTTACTCCTACTACTACAGATGTTGCTATAACTGCTGGATATTATGGAGGAGCTGTTGGTGATGGAAAAGTAACTGGTGACGCTGATTTAGTAGCTGGTAATATTAAAAATGGAGTTGATATATTTGGGGTTACTGGAACTTATGCTTCTGGAGGAAATTGGACTGCTCCTACATATTCTAGTGGTATTTTATCTGCGACTGCTTTAGTTAATGTAAATTATAGTGGAAGTGGAGTGGCTTATTGTGAAAATAGTTATAGTTATGGTTTTGGTCAGATATTTTTCCATACAAGTTTAGTAACAAATGGAAGTGGGAATGTAACTATTGATGGGGTGACTTTAAATGCACAATTTAAACTACACGGATATTCTATAAATCAAACTATATGGAAATATAATGCAGGAAATATGGTTTCAAATATAAATAACTTAAATTATAGTGGCAATGGTGTAGCATATATTGATATTACTGCTGTTAATTATGGTTTTATTGCTATATTTTTCCATACAAGTTTAGTAACAAATGGAAGTGGGAATGTAACTATTGATGGGGTTGCTATATCTACATCATTAAAATTGTGTGGATATTCTATACCTTTTTAATCTTTTCTTAGAGTGGGTTTATGCCCTCTCAATAGAGAATATTTAAAATTAATTAATTAAAAAATGGAAATAAAAAACGGTATTATTTCAGAAATATATAACGATTCAGATTACGAATTATCTGGTGATATTAATATTAAAGATATCCCAGTTGCAAAAAATAGATATTCAAATTTAAAAATTGAATATCATCAACCAGATATAAGCGATATGAGCTGTACGCTTCACGGAACTTTAACGGCTTTTTCTAATTTAACAGGATATAAATTTACAATCGCAGAAAGAAAAGAATTGTGGGAAAAAGCAAAAATTCTTGGGGCTAGTGACCAATATGGTTGGTATTTAAACAAAGCAGTTTATCTTGTTAGGGATTATGTAAATACTTTAAATATAGGAAAATTTGTTAGTTTTAGAATAGCGATCGGGTATGATGAATATTATTCAGTAATACAAAAAGGTTATTCTGTTATAACTGGGTACAATGGAAACTCAAAATGGAATGAGCAAAGCGTGATCGGAGTTATAACTGGAACAGATTTTAATCCGTTTACTTACTCTCACTGTATTTCAAGCGTTGACGATACGCCAAAAACAAAAAATGAAATTACTATTGTTGATAACTATCCAAAAACAAGAATAAAAAATTCTTACATCATACAAGATATAATCCCTTTATATCAATCTAATACTATATTTAAATACGGATACGTGTTCGCCTATGACAACATAGAGCCATTACTTGATAGAAAATTAATTGAGAAATGTAAATCTCAATTTATAGCCATTACAAAGCCATCAAAAGACGGATCAAAACCATCTGGAGAAATATTTTACTGCAATAAAAACTCCGAAATAATAACAATGAATAGCGCGGAATATGAATTAAAACATCAAATGTTATTAGACGGAAAATGTATCGGAATTTCAAAAGACGACTTATCAAACTTTAAAAAACTTGGTATAATATAATAAATAATAATCTAATAATTTTATAATGAATGAAGAAGCTATCTTACAATCTGTCGAAAATATAAGAGAAATAGCAAACGATATAAAAAAAACGTTTGAGGATTATAGAAAAGAAAATAGCACTACAATGGATTTCTTAAAAGAACAAAGAATCCGTCACGATGAAAGAATAAAAACGGCAGAAGCTTATATATGTACTCACGGAAAACAACACGATGATCATAAGCTAGAACACGACGTATTAGATAAAAAAGTAGAAACAAGCACAAAGGCTATATGGTTGATAACTGGCATAGGAATAGCCCTACAAATAGCAATACCAATATTAATTAATTTTTTATAAAAAAATGAAAAAAATAACACCTGCAAAAAAAATGGGCGCTAAAATGACAAAAACAATAAATAAAGTTGCCAATAAAGCACTTGTAACCGCAAAAAAAGTTGTTAAAACTTACAAAGCTGGAGTTAAAAAATCTGCAACAAATACAATAAGAGTTGCAAAAAGAATAGCAAAGAAATAATTGAATTGCGAGGGCTTTTATAAGCCTTCTACTATCTAATTATTTAAAAAATAGATATGTTCTCACCAAAATTTAAAATAAATATAAAAGAAATCAAGTCATCAATATATGATGGATTAAAAGCAACTATAGTAATAATGGGGGTTACTTATCAAGCATTAATAGAGCAAATAACAAACATATTTAAAACTGCTTTTTCTATAAATAGTTTTAGTTTTTTACTTCCTTATTTATATGTTTTTGTATTTGTTTTCTTATTACAAGCTTTCTTTAAATGGTTAAGACCTGGGGAAGTTATTAATTCTAAAATGAGAATTGAAATGTTAGATCTTCCAAAAATTGATCCAACTGATCATATATCTGAATAAAAATAATAATATTTTATGATAATTAAAAATTTTTCTGGTGGGCAAAGTTCTGACGATCAAGTAGGAATAAAAGGAGCTTATAAAATTGGTAGAAATTTAGATACTAGAAAAAAAACTGATAGTCTATCCTGTGGGAATGCTTTATCTTTAGTGACTGGACTTACAAACGAAAGAGTGAATGTTTTTGTGGATACTCCTAACGGAGCTATTTATGCTTTTTGTCAAAGTGGGAAAATTTATGTAGGTAATAGCACTGGCTCAAATTGGTCTTTATCTTGTACAGATACAGACGGAATAATTTATGGCGCTTCTATTTATGACAGTGGAACTTCTACAGATTTATATTATATAATTGGAGATTCTACATCAAAAAAACTTAAAAAAGCAACAATAGTTGTTTCTTTAGTGCCATCTTTGATAACTTCTTGGACGCAAAATATGCCAACAACAATAAATCCAATGTTGCAAGTTATGGATCGTTTGATGTTTTCTACTGGTAATAATTTAGGTATGGTAGAGCAAGACGGATCAAGTCAATTAGCGGTTGAATTATTTCCTATAAATACGACTATAAGTGCAATGGGAAAAACAAAAGATTATTTAATACTTGGTTTTTACGCCCCAAATCAAACAGAAACTTATATAAAAGTTGTTGCCTGTGGAGATGATGTTGCTGTAGAAAAAACCATACCAGTTTTGACATCAAATATAGAAGCAATAATAAAATCACCAGAAGATTTATTAGTCTTTGCTGGTGGAATTTTATATTCTTGCGATCTTACAGATGTTTATGCCTTAAAAGAATTAAATGGAAACTCAAATAATTATGCTGTTTGCTCAAGAAACAAGATTGCTCACATAGGAATATCAAAAACAGGGGCAACCTTAGAAAATGAAGGGGTTTTTTCTTACGGTAGAGTATCTCTTGAAAAATCTAAAACGTTAAATAATGATTTTTATTATAATGCTCAAGAAACAATATCAATGACGTCAACTATCTCAAATAATTTAGTTGTTTGTTATAACGATGGAGGAATTTATAAAACTTTTTATGAAAACATTGCTTTAAAAGCACTTTCTATATATGAAACTTTAGACATTTATCCAATTGATGCTTTAACTCCAGAAAATACTATAAAGAATTTAAAAGTTGTAATGAAAAAAATGTCAGTTGGATGTAAAGTTAGAATTGGATTAATACCAGATAAAGAAGTTGATATTGATAATGTTAAATGGTTAAAAGATATGAGCGGTATTGAATACATAATAACTACGAACGCAAAAGTTTGTTATTTTCCTATAAATGCTCAATATGACATATTAAATTTAGTGGCAGAATTAACACCTTCGGGAGTAACAACTCCAGAAATATACGCATTAATAATATCTTAAAAATATGGCAAAAGAAAAGAAAATTTACGAGATAGAAGAAATTGAAAACATTGAAACTCCAAAACCAATAAGAGAAGACGATATTGATGATGGAGAAATAACAGATTTAAAAATAAGAAACGTGAGTTTTAGAAAAATATTATCTGGTATTGCTAAAAATAAAATATTATCTTTAATAGATTCTACTTTATCCTTTACAACATCAATATTATCAATGTTGACATCAACTCTTTTACTTGTAAATTCAAAACTACAATTGAAAGACGATACAACATCAACATATACAACTGATATAGAAGAAAAATCAGATGGTATGAATATAGATCTTGCAAATGCAATGGTTTTATCAAATAAACTTGGATCTGGATTCGTAATTGTTCCAAAAACTGGAGGCGTATATGATATCGGAACAGCAATAAAAGCATTTAAAGATATTTATTCAAGTGGAGATGTTATTATAGGTGGTAAAAAAGCTATAAAAAGTGGTACTGCTCCTGACGATAATTGGAATGTGGTTGTTACTACTTCAACAAATGGAAGTTTAGATCCACATAATCATACTGTTTCGTTAGTTTTCAATACAACATCTATGATAAAAGATGGCGTTGAATATCAAGTATTTAAACATACATAATTAATATAATAAAAATAATATGACACTTTTAGACGCAAAAGATAAAATAAAAAGAAAGTTAAGAGTTACTTCTGCAAATAGTAATTTTTGGTCGGATGATCTTATAGAAGACGAAATAAATGATAGTCAAGATTGGTTAGCTGATTTATATAACTTCTCAATACTAGAAAAATCGTTTTCAAGATCCTCAATTTCTGGTCAACCATATTATGGATATCCAGACGTTACAAACTCACCATACGCATTTAAAGATGATTCTATATCAAGTTTATATGTGAATGGAATTCCTTATTCAAAGTTTGAGTATGATGATTTCAAAACTTTCATACAAGATCCTAACAATGCAAATAATACAAGTAATAAAATATTTGCTGATTATGGAAGAAACATTTTCATTTTCCCTTTAATAACTGATAGTGTTTCTCAAATTTCTGCGTTGGGATCAATAATGCCAAAAACAATGACTGTTGATACTGACAAGACTGCATTTGACGGAGCAAACAAAAGTTTTGACAGAATAATCATAAAGAAAGCGTTAGAAAATTTAGTTGTTGACGACGCTACAAGAAAAGACGCCCCATATTTTAAAACTACTGCTGAACAAGACGCATTAAATCTTATTAAAAAATATGCTGGCAATAAAGCAAACAAAAGAAAAATTACACCTATGTTTAATAATATTGATTTTATAGGTAATAATTACCAAAATAATAATCCAGGAAACTTTAATAATTTAATTTAAAAAATATGCCTGTAAAACTTTCAAACGGTAGAGAACTTTCTGACGTTGAAGTAAAACAATTGAATGACGCAAACGCTAAAATAACTTCTGGTGGAAATACCGAAGCTGATAAGAAAAATGTTGACTATGCCAAAGGCTTAGGATGGAATCCAGAGGCAATAAAAGCTCCAGAGATAGCAAATGATATTGCTCCTATGATTGAAGGTCCTCAAGAGTCAAATTTTGGTGTTGGAGGTGCAAATGATGTTGCTCCTTTTATACCAGGTCCACAGGATTCAACTTTTAATAACGCTCCAACTGTTGATCAACCAAAAGTTGAAAATCCAACAACACCAGTGCAAAATATGGTTACAATGAAAGGACCAGACGGAAACTTTGCAACTGTTGATAAAAATTCTTCTGCATATCAAGACTTCTTAAATAGAGGTTTTGCTTTAAGTACGGAAGTTATGAATTCTGCCGATCAAGCGACTGCGGATCTACAAAAAAAACAATCCGAAGCAACTGCAACTGCTATTTCTGAAAATAAACCAAAAGAAATAACTCCAATAGTTCCAGTCGTAAATAATGGAGGATCAACATTAAAAGTTGACGCAAATGGCAATCCAATAGCAACTGGATTATCTGAATTGTATAAAGACGCAACAAAAGAATTAGCTTTTTCAAAAGATTATTTAGCTAAAAATGGGGTAGAGCCAACTCAAGAAGAAATAAATAAAGGAGTCTATGGATCTGAAAAACCAACATTTACTAAAACTGTTGTTGATAGTGCAATTATAACAAAGGCTGAATCTGCTGGATTTAATAGTTTATCTGGTGATGAAATTGATTCACTTGCAAAATCAATGGCTACTGGTGGTCTATCTTTAAATGACAGCATTACTTTAATGAATGCTCAAACAAAGATCCCAGAAACAGTTAAACAAGCTTTTTTTAATAGTTTAGGACTTTCAAAATTAGAGCAACAAGCTTTCTTCGCTCCAGATGAAAACGTACAAACTCTTTATGACGCAAAATATAAAGAGTTAGATCTTGCAAAAAAGAAAGCTGAAATATCTGCTCAAACTGAAAAAATGAATAATGAATTAGTTGAAGCTGGAGAAAATCCTTTCTTAGATTCTACAAAAAGACAAGGACGTGCAAATATGATAACTCAACGTTATACAAATAAAATTGATAAATTAACAACTGATTATAACGACGGAATTGATCAAGTGAATACTTACATAACAAATAGTCTTGCAACAAAAACAAATGCGCAAGCAAAATTAACATATATGCAAACAAAAGCTGAAAATATGTTTACTGGTTATGAAGCAGATTTACAAAATGAAGTATTACAAAGATTTTTACCTACTTATATGAAGGAAAGTGCGACAACTACTGCTAGCACTGCCGAAGCGTCTTTAATATCTAAATTAACAATAGATAAAGGATATTCACAAGTAAATGGATGGACTCAAACTGATATAGACGAAGCTATAAACAAAGGGATAAAAGTAACAAAAGTTGGGGATAAAGTGTTTATAGATCAAGCTGATTATTTGAAATCACAAGAAGGAAACTATGAAGTAACTTACGATCCTTTAACTGGTGCTAGTGTAGTATTCAACAAAAAAACTGGAACTTATGGAAATGGTGCTGGGACTGGAGTAAATTATGGAGATCTAAAATTTGACACATCAAAAGTTGGAATGAGAACTGATAGAAATAATAATCCTACTGCAATGACAACTGATGTTGCTAAAAACGGCGGGTTAGTAGAAGGTGTAGACTATGTTCAAGGTGACCCTTTCACTTCTAACGGAAAAACTTATTACACAGCAAAATTACTTGGAGATCCAATTGATACAACCGTAAAAGCTATCGATACTATGGGATTCTATACTGGATCTGGAAATCAAAGATGGACACATACAGCAATGGACAAAGCCACTTGGGATAAATTAGACACTACAGGAAAAAGAGCAGTAGTTGCCTCAATGTATCAAAAAGAAGGCGGAAATGGATCTTTACTTGGTACTCCAACAATTCCAACAACAACTGGAAGCAAAGCAACTCCAGAAATACAACAAATAGCAAGAGAAATTGTTGATGGAACTAGAAGTATTGATACATTAAAAACAATGCCAGATATTTTGCAAAATGTTATAAATACAGAAGTTGTTAGATTAAATAAAGAAAAAACTTCTCAAGAAACTGAAACTGATCCTGCTAAATTAGCTATTAAAAACTCTGCTGGTAAAAAATCTTTATCCGTTGGTGGTATGACTACTCAAACAGGTATTGAAAAAACTATTCAAACTTTTGGTCAATTTGAAGACTTATCAAAACGTATTGAAGACGTAAAAACTGGTCCAATATCTGGATTAATAAATAAAAATCCATATTCAAAGACTGGCGCAGAAGTAAAAGCAATGATAACTGGGCTTATTCCAGGACTTGCTAGAGGTACTTATGGAGAGGTTGGAGTATTAACTGACGCTGATATAGAAAATTATAAGAAAACTGTTCCAAATCTTTCAACTCCAGATAGTGCAAAGAATTTTATTCTTGCTATGACCGCAAAAATGCTTACAAATTCATTAAAAAATAAGTTATCTGTTTCTGCAAAAGCTGGATGGGATGTTTCCGCTTTCTTGCCAGATCTAGAAAGTTTAGAACAAAGATCTCAAGATATGTTGATTCAACAACAATTGAAATTAGCAGAAAAATCACCAGAAAATTTAAAGAAAATAGAAACTCAAAAAAATATAGACAAAGTTTCTAATCCAAAGTTTGGCGCAGGAGATTCTGTTATAGGAAATATATTAAATTCAATAATAGCTCCAAAAAATACTAATTCACAAACGAATAATCCAGGTGTCAACGATCCTGCTGGAATATTATAAATAATTAACAAAAACTATGACAAGAGATGAATTCGCAATTAAAATAAAAGCAAAATATCCTGCATATTCTAGCTTAGATAATAATGCGCTTGTTGATAAATTTATAGCTAAATATCCAGTTTATAAAGATCAAATTACAGAAACTAATATAGAGAAACCAGCAGAAACTACTGCTGGTCCTCTTTCGTTAGGTCCTAGAAAATCATTGTTACAAAAAGAAACAATTTCTGCTCCAATACCTGGACAATCAAGACAACCGACAGCAAAAGAGCAAAAAGAATTACAAAAAGCTAAAATAGATTATAACGCGCCAGTTGGGTATGAAAATACACCAAAAGAAACTGTAACTGGAACTTTAAAATCTTTAGCAGAAAACATTGTTGCTCCAGTAATAAATCCTATTGCTGATTTACCTGCAAATATTTATGAAACGGCTACTGGAAAAAAGGTTGAAAATAAACCTTCCGAGGCAATTGCTTCATTTTTAGAGCCTTCTTCACAGGGAGAATATGACGTTAAAAGAGTTATGAATACTATGCAAGCTTTAGCTATACCGAGAGCGCTAGGACCAAAAGGAGCTACAACTGCTACATCAAAAATTGATGATGTTGTGAACGCTGTTCCAGACGTGAAAGCTCCAATAATTCCAGAAGCTCCAAAAGCAAAACTTCCAATAACTAAAAATATGTCAATTGAAGAAAAGCTTTTAAATACTGATTTAAGTAAGATTGATAACGTATTTACTCCACAAAACGCAGTAAATACTACAGATTCAAAAATAAAATCATTAAATCAAAGATTAATTGAAAATGCTAGCGATCCGAAAGAAGTTTCTAATATCACTAACCAGATACAAAAATTAGAGCAAAAAGCGTCAAAAGAAAGCACAAAGGTGTTAAAAAAATCTAGCCCTATTGTAAAAGAAGCATTAGATTCTGGTTTTGACGAGCCAACTGTAAAATTTGTTTCTGATCTTAAAACTGCTGATAAAGCAAAAGCACAAGAAATGATAAATATTGCTGAAAAATTGCAAACTGATAAATCTTTTAGAGGTAATACGAGAGATATTGTCGGAAAAAGTATTGTTGATCGTGTTAAGGTTATTGAAAACTCAAAGAAAGTTGCAACAAAGGGAATGAATGACGCCCTTGAATCTATGGCTCAAAATTTCAACGATATATCTAAATCAAGAAACTCTTTTATAGATAACTTGAAAAAAGCAAACGTTAGAATAAGACCAAATGGAGAGTTATCTTTTGGAAACTCAACAATAGTTGATAAAGGTGTACAAAACATCATAAAAGAAGCTTATGCAAAAACTGCGAGTGGTAAATTAACACCAAAAGCAATTAGATCGCTTAGATCAAGAATTTATGCCTTAGAAAATAAAGCAAATTCAAAAGTTTTAGACAAAGCGATGAGAGATCAAGGTATAAATGTTTTAGAATCGTTTAGAACAAGTTTATCTGGCGACATTAATAATCCAGAATATCAAAAATTTGCAAAGCAATTTGCTGAATCAAATTCTGTTTTAGAAGACCTTTATAAAAAACTTGGAAAAGCTGGAGAAAGGTTTTCAACTGACGAATTTAAAACAATGAAAGCTGGTGAAATATCTAGCAGAATGTTATCAAATGCGTCATCCGATATAAATAGTTTAATGGACACATTGGACGCTATATCCGTAAAAAATGGTTATAAAACTGGTGATAGTCTTTACAATCAAGTTGTTTTGGCAAATGAAATTGAAAAACTTTATAAAGTTGTCCCACAGAGATCACTTGGTGGACAAGTTCAAAACGCTGTAGAAGGCGCAACTGCTGTCGGAGATATTGCAAAAGTTGCTAGTGGAGATATAACAAAAGCTCCTGGACTTATTGAAAAAGCAAAAGCAATTTTTGGAAAAGGTGAAGAAGCTCAAAAAATAGCATTGAAAAAAATGTTGAGTCAAAATACTCAAACAGCCTTTGAAATACCAGAACAAACATTGAAAACTTATATTGACGATATTATAAAATTTAAAGGTGACTTGGACGAAAACCAATTAATTGATCTTTATCAAAAATCATATTCAAATAAACAAATAATAGACAATAAGGCTGGAATAATTGCTCAAGCTGTAAACGGAACTCCAGTTATAGCTCCATTAAAAGGTCCAAAAAGAGCCATCCAAAAAATTATGGAAGACTACAACGGAGATGTTTATAAAATTGGAGATATAGCAAGAAATACTGTTGCTGTAGAAAAAAAAGCTGACTTTGACAATGCAATAAAAGTTTTAACAGATGAGTTTGCAAAAGATGGAATAAATGCTACAGTTAAAAAAGCAGAACACGCTATTGATCCTTTAGGTTATAATGGCGTAAATATTAAAGTTTCTTTTAAAGACGGTACAAAAGCAGAAATGCAAATAAATACCCCAGATATGATTTACGCAAAAGAAAAGTGGGAGGATGTTGTAAATATGTTTGGAAAAGATAAAGCGGAAACATTAAAAGCAACTTATGGAGAAGGTGGGAAAGGTCACGTTTATTATGAAGAATGGAGAAATTTAGATAAACACGACGTAAACAATTCTAGTAGAATACAAGAGCTAGAAAATACATCTAAAAATTATTATACTAAATTTTTAAAATAAAATTATGGATACAACAGAGTTTGCAAAAAGAATTATATTTTTTAAATATGATGATGATAAATTCAAATCAGATCCTTTTCAAAAAAAATATTTTATTAAGTCAAATGGTAAAGAAATTGAAACCGTAGGAACTAATAATTATTTAAACGAAGCTATAAGAAGCGGAGAAGAAATCACAGAAGAAGAATATAACGCTTAATAAGAAACGCCCTTAATCGGGTGTTTTTTATTTAAACCAATTTCGTCGATAACAGAAAAAGGCTGTGCATAACTTTTTATTAATATTATATAATTCAATACTATATTGCATTATATTTACTATTGACACAGTGTCAAAGTAGGTATATAATAATATTGTGATGATGAGTTAGAAGTTGTCACAAAACTAATAAATAACTTATAAGCGTATGAAAAAAATAACATTGGCTACTTTCAAAAAGTTCCTTAAAGAGAACGAAGGCAATTTACTTATAAAAGTTAAATCAGTTTTCGACGGTATGCAAGATATGGTTGATCAAATAGAAAATGCGGGATTTAGAGAGTTAAAAAAAGGCAACGGAGAACAAGCTTACTATAGATCAGAAAATACTTTAGGTTATGAGGGGGTTTGGTTAGTTGGATATAGTAGAGATAGTTTCAGAGAAATAGAAAACGGGATTGAAGTTTATAACTGTTGTGGAAGTTTTGACATTAAATTAGCTAAATAATAATAAATAAACGTATGAATAAAAAACAAGAATTACTACAAAAATGTAAAAAAGTTTATCAAGATTATTATAAACAATGGAATCAAGATCCAATAAAGGCTAAAAAAATGATTGATGATATGCCATTTCAAGAACAAATGGCTATCTATATCGGGTCAAGAGTTAAATAATAATATAAAAACGTATGAGCAAAATAAATTTTTACACAGAAGAAATAAAAAGATGTTGTTCGTTTATGGTTGGTCAAATAAGAAAAGGATTAAAAATTGAAGACATAATGACACAGGCTATTGGATCTTATGGCTTCGCTATAGCTAATAGTTCAAGAAATGCAATAATAAGAAATTTAAACAATTAATAAAAAAACTTATGTCACAAGAATTATATTACACAGCGCCAAGTCAAGAAGTATTTGACGAAGTAAAAAATGAAGTAATAAATATCTGGAATGATTATGACGATACTTTCGGATATGCAACTGATAAAATAAATAGAATAAAAAATATACAAAATATTAGAGATAATTTTATGTATATTATGTCTATGTTCGATCACGTAAACATAGTAAAATTAAGAAGTTCAATAAGTTCTACCGATAATATGGCGATAGGAGAAAGGTTAAACTAAATGAAAATATTAAATATAAAAAACTATAAAATAAATTATTGGTACGGATCTGGAGGATATTGTTTTGAGAATAAAGAATTAAATTTAGACGGATTTTTGTCGGATGATATGGACGCAAGAATAAAAATGATAAATAGTAAATTTAATTTTTGGATGGTTAGCTTTCCATATTCAAAACAGGATAAAGTAGAAGACGTAATTGAAATTTTAATAGAAAAAGCATTAAATCATAAAGAATATAAAATAGACGTTGAAACTCACAAACAAATGTCAATAAAAAATAGATTTATAGATAAAGAAGAATTTTTAAAAGAATATAATCTATTTAGGTTAAAAGATGGAATTTTCTGCGAAAACGAATGTTTTGAAAGATTTAATGAATTTATAAATAAAATAATAAAACAATAATGGAAACTATAAAAATATCATATACAAAAGACTTTGAAATAATTTCAGTCGAAAAAGAAGACGACAATCTATCAAGAATAGAAACTATATCAATATTGCAAATGGCTATTAAAAGAATAGCAATAGCAGAACAAGAAACTAAATAATAAATAATTAATA